AGGGCAATTCCTCCGGAAGCGCAACGGTGCTCTGGATCAAGATCAAGAAGAGCGACTACACCTTTACGGAAGGAAGCTGGACGCTTTCCAATGCTACGCTGATGACGATGGGAAGCTTTAAGGAAGGATCCAGTTATCCTTCCGGAAACAGAAGCGCTGTGGTAAGAAACGGTTATCTGTATGTGCCGTCTTATGACAAGACCGGAGTGTACAAAATCAATATATCGAACAGCACGGATGTGACGCTGATCAGCCTGGGATTTACTGCTGCGATGAGATGTATCGGGGAGACCGGAAGTACAGACTGCTGCCTGACCATCCTCAATGACATTATCGTGGCTTATGATTTTGAGATTGATGTGAATGACCATGTGATCCCGTTATTTGCCGGGGAACATTGCGGGAATGTATCTACGCCGTTCTTCCAGTACAAGGAATATGTCTTTGCCTGGGGCGGCGCTTATCTGAACCAGTACAGATATACATGGCTGTTGACTCCGTATCTGGCTACGATCTGTAATCTGAGTCAGGCAGTGGTGAAGAATGCGGATAAGACGATGAAGATCACGTATACGCTGACGGAGCAGACCGTGACATAAGTTTAGGATAAATGAATAGGTGTTGTTAAGGCGGTTATCCCGATATAGGAGCCGCCTATTTTTATGCGAAGGAGGGCATGTGAAATGAAGGAGTTTTGGAATGTGATTCAGGCGATCTTTGCGGCGGTAGGCGGCTGGCTTGGCTACTTCCTGGGTGGAAATGACGGCCTGCTTTATGCGCTTCTGGCTTTTGTGGTGCTGGATTACATCACAGGGGTCATGTGCGCGGTGGCAGATAAGAAGCTGTCGAGCGCCGTGGGCTTTAAGGGGATCTGCAGGAAGGTTCTGATCTTTGCGCTGGTAGGAATCGGGCATCTGCTGGATACGCACATTTTCGGAGAAGCCGGTGTCTTAAGAACCGCGATCATTTTCTTCTACATCTCCAATGAAGGCCTGAGCCTTGTGGAAAATGCAGCGTATCTGGGACTTCCGATTCCGGGGAAGCTTCACAAGGTGCTGGAGCAGCTGCATGACCGGAGCGAGAAGGAAAAGGATAAGAAGGATGGTGAGGAATAATGGCTTACACAAACAGTTCTATGGTGGTTTATAAGAAGCTTTCTCCGAATCATTCCGGACAGAGGACGCACAGCATTGACCGGATCACGCCACATTGTGTGGTCGGCCAGTGTACGGCGGAAGGACTTGGAGAGTGGTTTGAGAAGAAGTCCACGCAGGCATCCAGCAATTACGGCATAGACCGGGACGGCAGGGTGGCTCTGTATGTGGAAGAGAAGAATCGATCCTGGTGTTCTTCCAGCAATGCCAATGACCAGAGGGCGATCACGATCGAATGCGCTTCCGATACCACAGAGCCTTATGCTTTCAGGGATGTGGTGTATCAGACGCTGATCAAGCTCTGCATAGATATCTGCAAGCGCAATGGCAAGAGCAAGCTGATCTGGTTCGGAGATAAGGACAAGACGCTGAATTATTCTCCGAAGAGCGGGGAGATGATCTTGACCGTTCACAGGTGGTTTGCGAATAAGTCCTGTCCGGGGAACTGGATGTATGCACGAATGGGAGATCTGGCGGAGAAGGTAACGAAGGCACTGCAGGGTTCTTCTGATTCAGATGGTGGTTCTGCTCCAAATGGGACACAGGCCTCTGTCCTGAAGAACCTGTCTGAGGCGGATGCGATCAAGAAAGTCGGAGTGCTGTTCACTGCGGATCAGAAGAAAAGCGGCATCCTGGCATCGGTATCGCTGGCTCAGTTCATTCTGGAATCAGGGTATGGAAAGAGCGAGCTGGCTCAGAATTCCAACAACATCTTTGGAATGAAGTGCAGCCTGTCCGGGAATACCTGGAGCGGATCCAGCTGGGACGGAAAGAGCAAGTACACGAAGAAGACGCAGGAACAGAATCCTGACGGCAGCATGATCACGATCACGGCAGACTTCCGGAAGTATCCCTGCATTGAGAAATCTATTGCTGACCATTCCGCTTATCTGCTTGGGGCGAAGAACGACAGCAAGCTTCGTTATGAAGGGCTGAAGGGATGCACGGATTATAAGAAGGCTGTGCAGATCATCAAGGATGGCGGCTATGCCACAAGCCTAACCTATGTGGAGAAGCTGATTTCCATCATTGAGAGGTGGAACCTGACTCAGTATGAGGTGAAGGATTCCGGAGGCAAAGTGATCCGTTGGTACCGGGTAAGGAAGTCCTGGGCGGATGCGAAGAGTCAGAAGGGGGCCTATAAGATTCTGGACAACGCGAAGAAGTGTGCGGATCAGAATCCGGGATATAAGGTTTTTGATGGGGATGGCAAGGTGGTGTATGAGCCGAAGGTAGCGGAGCCGGCGGTGAAGGTGCCATTCCTGGTGAAGGTCAGTATCTCTGATCTGAACATCAGAAAAGGACCGGGAACCGATTATGACAGGGTTCAGTTTATTCCTATCGGTGTGTACACAATCATGGAAGTGAGAACCGGACAAGGCTCTTCAGTCGGCTGGGGAAGACTGAAGAGCGGTGTCGGTTGGATTAGCCTTGATTATGCCAGAAAGCTTTAAATAACTTTTCTGTTGGGGAAGCGGATGATCTTATCATCGTCGTAAACGGTTTCGATTTCATCCGCTTCTACATCGATAACGACAGGATCCTGTGAAGGAATGTGCTGCGTAGGCTGGTCGTAAGAACCCTCAATCTTATCGATGATTGAATTTCCAAGTTTACGGAGACCGGATCGGAGAAGTGGCTCTCCGAATTCTTGCCAGGCTAAGCTGAGTAAATACATTCCCGCTTCATTTCTTCGTGCTCTTGCCTGCTCTTTACGAATAAGCTCAGTATTTGGCTTTTGAGTTACAACAACGGGTGGCAGCGTCGGTTCTTTGTAAGGAACTGGGTTTTTGAACTGCGTCGCCAGCTTCCCGTTTTCACGAATGCCACCTGAGCTTACTTTCTGACCTTTCTTGGGTTCCGGTGCTTCAACGATATACTTTGCCATTTTTGTTTCCTCCTTGTTAGTAGTGTTGTTTCTTGTAGCTTTTGCCATGTCTGTTTACTCCTTCCTTTATGCGGCGATCAGCATGTGTGTTACACCTTGGTTACGAGGATCAGGGAACTGTTCATAGATATGATCGTTGCTGAAGTTCTGTGCAAGCATCTCCTTTATGGCGGTTCCGTGATTATATCCGTGGATTATGACAAGCTGGAAGGCTGTTCGCACAATATTGATGATATTGTTGATGAACCGTCTTGCTTCGTAGCATTTCATGCCATGTACGTCAGCAGTGATACGGATTTTCCCACTGCGGCTTTCAGAAATTATTATTCGGTTCATCTCACTTTGTGTTAGAACCATTCTCAATCTTGTGCGAATCATACGAGCCTCCTTTCATTTTTGTAAAATGCTCTTGCCTGTTCCGTGTCTTTATAGTACAATCCTTTTCACAGGAAGAAAAGAAAAAGAAGTCTTTTTATGCGTCTTTTACAGAAGAGAAACAAATAATAAAAGATAAAAAAGTATTTTATGGAAATCGGAGGAATTCGTATGGCTATAAAGAATGATGAAAATCTCTCCCGGTTTGGACAGAAACTATTAAAGCTTATGGGAGAACAAGACTGCGATACACCCAAGGCTTTAGCAAAAAAGTTGCTTGAAGCAAAACTCGTTTCTGTTAATACAAGAGGGAAAGACATATACAAAAATAAAGATAATGCTGTTGGAAGCATAGAGAAGAAGATTCGTAACCATCTTCATGCAGACGACGCAACCTGTTTGCAGGGGGAATTTGTTAATGCCTACTGTAAATTCTTTGGTTGCTCTGCAGATTATCTATTTGGATATACTGATATACGGACCCCAAATGTAGAAGTACGAAAAATATGTGAGGTGACGGGATTATCTGAAGACGTTATATCTCGCTTAATGAAAGATGCGTCAGATCAGGAATCGGTTTACATGTGCCAGGCTTGGTCACAGATCCTTCAGAGTGATTTGTATTACGGGATAGTACAGAACTGGCAGATGGCGGGGGAGCAGGCTCTACTTGCAGCTCAAAAAGAAGTCGAAAGGGAGAAGTTGAAGAAGGAATTGAATGTGGCATCTGGACCAGATATCCTAGATCTGCGTGCGGATTTAGAAGGTGTTGAAAATGCATATAAATCTGCAAATGCTGCTTATGCTGGCTTATTATTTAACATTTCTAGAAATATGTCCGGATTTATCGAGTATTCTTTGAAACCGAAGGTTGAACTCTTTAAGAAACGTTTTTCTGAAGCATACAAATAACTGCTCTTTGTCCGGTCAAATCCATCATAACTGTCCTTACATAGTTGGGAAGGGAGACCTTCCACAAAACACGGGAGGTTTACCGGCTATGACAGAGGAAGAAATCAGACAGAGAAATGAAGAGCGGCGTGCCAAGCTGGATGCAGTGAGTCGCCGGAATATGGAGAAGTGTGCTGCATTCATCGCACGAATGATAGAAAAATACGGTAGAGAGGTGCTGGCTGAGATCGAAGAGGAAGAGCGGCAGACAGCAACCAAGCAAGAGGAAGGATCGTCGGTCATAAACTGAGTTGGCCGGCGATTTTTTTTGTTGAAGTTTTGCCGGTTCTATGTTATATTGTAATTCCATACAGAGTAACTGTTGTGAGGTGAGCAACCGAAATGAAAAAGAATAATACCAGGAAAAAGTGTTACATATACACACGAGTATCCACGGCTGCTCAGACAGAAGGGTTCAGCCTGGAGGCTCAACAGGAAAGACTTTATGAGTATGCTGAATACAGGGACTTGGAGATAGCCGGCGACTATTGCGATGCTGGCAAGTCTGGGAAGAGCACTAAGGGCAGGCCCGAATTCCAGAGGATGATGGATGATATCATCAGCCAGAAGGACAATATCTCTTACGTTCTTGTTTTCAAATTATCACGATTCGGACGTAATGCTGCAGATGTTTTGAAGTCGATGCAGCTTCTGACAGATTATGGTGTCGACCTTGTCAGTGTTGATGATGCGATTGACAGTTCAACACAAGGCGGCAGGCTGACGCTCACAATCCTATCAGCTGTAGCGGAGATCGAGCGTGAGAACATCACAGACCAGTTTATGGCGGGCAGGCTCCAAAAGATCAGAGATGGCAAATGGTCAGGCGGCTCCGTTCCCTATGGGTACAGAAGTGTAGACAGGGAACTTATCATAGAACCATATGAAGCAAAGATCGTCAGGAAGATATTCGATCTGTACATGCAGGAGGATATGGGAGCGACTTCAGTGGCTGTCACGCTAAATGACGAAGGCTATCTGAGAAAAGAAAATGGTGGTGCGGATCAGCGCCCGTTTACGTATGATTTTATAGTCAATGTGTTGGACAATCCGCTTTACTGTGGGAAGCTTGTATTTGGAAGGCGTACTAATAAAAAAGGACCGGATGGTAAACTCTTGAAACCAGATCCGAAGCACGCAGTGATGGCACAAGGCGTGCATGAGACGATTCTGACGGAAGAGGAATGGAACGCCGTACAGGAAAAGCGGGAGAGGTTGTCCAAGAATAATTATGAACTAGATGATCCTGAACGAATCAGTCTGTTATCAGGCTTGGTGAGATGTCCGATGTGTGGATCCGGCATGATACACACAAAGAATAAGCGGATCAATCGAAACCACGGTGGATACTATAAGACCATTCACTATTATGCCTGCAACAACAGCAGAAAGTCCAATGGTAGGACATGCTCATTTAGGCATACTTATAACCAGGAAAAAATAGACAGCTCTGTTTTCGAGATTATTCAGCGTCTTACGACATTGCCGGAATACAAGAAGGCTGTGACCGCGAACCTTCAGAACCAAGCTACGGTGGAACAGCTGGAAGAGCGCCTGAAGCAGGAACGCAAGGAACTGAGAAAAGAAGAGCTGAACAATCGAAAGCTTGGAGAACAGCTGGATGCGTTAGACATTATGGCTGATGGATATGAAACCACCTATGAACAGATTCTGGCTGAGATTGATGAAGGCTATGATAAGATAGAGGAAATCGAAAGAAAGATCAGATCCATCATGCGTAAGTTGGAATCTCTGAAGCAAGGATTTAAAGCTTCGGAGAATATAGAACGGATGCTGGATCATTTCACGAAGCTATATGAACATATGAGCTGTCAGGAACGACGTGAAATGTACAGGCTGTTTATAGATCATATAGAGGTACTGCCGGAAACGCGCAAGGATGGCAAAATGCTGAAAAGCATATCCTTCCGCTTCTCCACTGAATATGGAGAGGACACTCTTACACCGGAAGGTGATAAGGACGACGATATCTGCTTTACACTTGACTGTACAAAACAGGCACTGACTAAGGCAGAAGCAAAAGCGACCTATGCAGAGCTAAAGAAATATATTCTGGAAACGAATGGCGTTAAGGTTTCTTCTTTGTACATTGCGCAGATCAAACGGAAATACGGAATAGATATGGGAGCCAACTATAATACGGCTGCTGATCCGGACAAGCATGTGCCGACGTGTCCTGCAGTTAAGGAACAGATTATCATTGATGCTCTGAAGCATTATAGGATGCTGGATCCCTCTGTAGAGATGATACCAAGCAGTGAGGTGGTGACAAATGAAAGCTAAAAAAGACAAATGCTATATTTATATGAGAGTGTCCACCTCTATGCAGGTTGAGGGGTACAGTCTCGAAGCTCAAAAGGAAAGACTTACAAAGTTTGCTGATTTTCAGCACATGGAGATAGTAAGAGAGTACTGTGATGCAGGTAAGTCAGGTAAGAATATAACCGGACGGCCTGAGTTTACACAGATGCTTCAGGACGTGGCGAATGATCGTGATGGGGTAAAATACATTCTGGTATTCAAGCTATCCCGCTTCGGGCGTAACGCAGCAGATGTATTAAACTCCCTTCAGTATATCCAAGACTTTGGAGTCAACCTGATATGCGTTGAGGATGGCATTGATTCATCGAAGGATTCCGGGAAGCTGACAATCACAGTATTATCTGCTGTAGCTGAGATTGAACGGGAGAATATTCTGGTTCAGACTATGGAAGGCCGCAAGCAGAAAGCCCGTGAAGGAAAGTGGAATGGCGGACAGGCTCCATTTGGTTACAATCTTGATAAGGAGAACGACACCATAACCATCGATCCTGCGGATGCAGAAGTGGTCAGGATCATCTTCCAGAAATATGTACATGAAGATATGGGGCTGGACTCCATCTGCAATTATCTGAATCAGCACGGTTATACCAAGAAGAAAACACGAGCGCAGGAAAACAATTATTTCACCAGAACCTTCCTGGCGCGAATCCTTGATAATCCGGTCTATGTCGGGAAGATTGCTTATGGTAAGAGTACAACGGAAAAGGTTAAGGGAACCAGAGATCAGTATCATAGGGTAAAGGTTGATAATCCTTTGATTGCTGAAGGCAAGCACGATGCTATCATTAGTGATGAGTTGTGGGAAGCTGCTCAGGCAAAGCGGAAAGAAATGGGGGTAAAGTGGAACAAGACTCACAGCCTTGACCACGAGCATATCCTTTCAGGTATTATCAAATGTCCGATCTGTGGGACGGGCCTTGCAGGAACCGTCCGAAGGCGAAAGAACAAGAAGAGTGGCGAGTACAAGGATGATTTCTATTACAGGTGCCTTCACAGAAAGAAGATTGATGATGAGCATTTCTGCGACTACAAACCTTCGCTGAACCAGGATGAGCTGAATCATCAGATAGAAGCAGTCATCAGCGATATGGTCAATGATGAAAGCTTCATGGGCTTCATACAGGAAAAGCTGGGGCAGAAGGTTGATGTCAGCCAGCTAGAAGCCGAAAGAGAGAAGCTTCGAGGGCAGCTCAGACAATTATCCGGAGCAAAGAAAAAGCTGACTGATATGCTAGATGCTCTGGATGTGAACGACAGGCACTATGATCGGAAGTATCAGGATATGCAGGATAGGCTGGATAACCTGTATGATAAGATCAGCGAGGTCGAGGATGCCATCCAGGATATCACAGATAAAATCAATGCAGTGTACGGAGAGCATCTGACGGCACAGGAGCTTTACAAGGTCTTAGAACACTTTGACGATATCTACTTCAAAATGTCAGACCTTGAAAAGAAGGAGTTCTTCCAGAACTTCATAGAAAGTATAACGATATATCCGGACAAAAAGACAAACGAGCGCATCGTAGATGAGATCGACTTCAAGTTCCCGATATATTATGATGGTAAAGAGAGTAGAGCAATTCGGTTGCTCAACGAAACAACAGTCGAGACCGTGGCTCTGCTAACGAGAACAAAATAAGAAAGGGCCGTAAAAGCCCGTGTTTAAGCCATTTCTGCGGCATCCGTCTTTCTGAGAAGAGAGGCGGGTGCCGCGTTTTCTTTTAGAAAAAATGTAAAAGTTGGTCTGGCGTGACTGTGGGAAGGCTATTTTGATGATTTTTTGTCAGGCGAGACTGTGACTTTGCTATTTTCAGGGGTTGTGACTGTGGAAAGGCTATTTGAACAGGAATAGAAAAAAGGCGATGCAGAATCATCATCTGCACCGCCTCCCATCGTGTTAATCCTCTTTGAAGAATTCGCTTTCCAGCTTCTTTATCCGCTTCCGATCGGAATAGATTGTGTTGCTGGGAAGATCCAGTATTTTATGAATTTCATTCACACTAAAACCTTCATCCTCGAGCAGCTTGATTTGAGCCAGTTTTTTCTGATGCTTCGCAAGAAAGTTAATAAGCTCGTCGTATAAAATACGCCCCATAGCCTCAGTGCTCGTGATGTCCTCTGTGGCAGGTTCCCAGTTGCTGTTCTTCTTCAGGTCTTCGATATAGGATGTTTGATTTGTCTCCATATCCTTCCCGGCATTTGGACAGCCGGTGCAGGATGCCCTGCGGCAGATGATCGGTGTTCCATGAGCACCTTCAACACGGCACTTATGTGAACGAAGATTACGCTTATCCTCCGACCAGTCAGGCCGCATCATCGCATTGAACAGTTCCTCAAGGACGGGTACCATGTAGCATTTGTACCGACGACTGCCTTTCCACCACATGCGGATAAGTTCTGGTACAAAGCTGTGTGCCGAGGTGTCAGCGGTCTCAATATCCATTGGATACATCCGGTATCCGTCAGGAGGTACGATTTCAACGCGTCCATCCTCATAGGTCTTAACTTCTACTGTTGCATAAACTCTTTCGTTGTCATAAAAATTTACTTGTTTGACTTCGATTGCCATCTTGGCTTCCTCGTTTCTTTCCGAAACGGGGAGCCGGTGATGACAGATTCAATTTTTCCTTCATTCAGGCCACCTAAGCGGGTTACCCCGTTTCTAATTGGCGGCCAGCTGTGCATGAAGCTGAACCAAATTTGTCTTGCTGCCTGCTCCATCCGGAGATGCACTCGTCTATCCGCGGTAGGGCGCACCGAGTGGAGCAGGGAATTACCTTGCCTTGGTCTGATCGTTAGCTGGACGATAGGACCGAAGGACTTTCATATTCAGTTGTCAGTCGTAGTTCTCGATGTAGGCATAAAGCTCAGAGAATACTTCTTCGCAGTCGCCCGGATTCAGGTCGTAGATGCTTCTTGCACCATGTTCCCTGAGAATGAAGCGAACAACTTCGCTTCCGCAGATACCGGCAACCTCGTCTGCTGTGTTTTCCAGATTGATAATCCATTCTTCGTTTGACATGCTCTTGCCATTTCTTGTTTTCAAAAAAAATTCTTTTCTTCCCGTTGCCGAAGAGAACCGGAGGCATGAAAAAGGCATGGCGGTACCATCGGAACGGTGTAAAAAACTCGTTCTGCTGGTCCGTCATACTCGTAGTCGGACTTACATATTCACTTGTGACTGTCACATCCGCTCGAGCCACCTCTGTGCACAGGGTGAACGGCTATAGCAGTGAGCCTTTTAACGCCTTGCTCAGGGCAAATCCGAACCTCTTAACATATGGAGCTTTGCGAGCTGTTTTGGAGCCCTTTTCCGATATACTGCATAGGAGATTCTCAGTTATCGTTAATCATCGGCTTCAGATTCCCGAATATTTCCTCGTAATAGGAAGGGCTAAGCTCGTCGAAGCAGGTCGCGTCGTAGCGCTGGAACACGCTATCGACAGCTGCCGCTCTGTAGATGGAGCAGACCTGGTCGGCATCGTTCTCGATGTTGATGCGCCACATTTCCTTGTTACCTTTTGTCATCGTTTTTCCTCCGTAACGTAATGTGGCGTTCCTGCCCATTGGTACGCCTGTAATAATTTGATTGGCGCTCTGGTATGTGGGTCACTGGTGATTGTCCAGTGCGCATCCAGAACGCTTGACTCATTGACAGGAAGTTAAAAGTGGTCGGGAAGTTAAAAGTAATTACGCATTCACAAAACTAAATAGATTTTTGCGTGCACTAGTAGTAAAATAATTTTGTATTCTTGTCTTCCACGATTGCGGTGTTACCCAGTAACATCCAATCGCTAATATGAGTTTACGAAATTGGCATTTTGAAATTCGTACCTTTGCCTACATCTACCTACATGAATGCCTACATCCAGAAAGGAGGAGAGCGCCGTGAGGTTCTGTGAGTTCGCAAAGCTCATGCACGACAACTATGAAGAAAAAGCAAAAGCTGGCGAATTCGTCGTCATTTTGATTGACGCCATCCTTGATGATGCAGCACTGGAAAAGGACGCTCCGAATCCTCTTTATGGACTCGGGAAATCTACACTTGAGGTTTACTACAGTGGCAGACGTCCCATTTCGCGAAAGAAGGCGGCCCAGATTGTTCCGCGACTTTCCGAAGAGACATTTGCGGGTTTCGTAGAGAACTACTCGATGGATGCGCTGGATCATATAAGAGATAAGCTGTCGGAATTTGGATTCGATGTGCCTTCCTATGATGTAGGAAGAGCTTTGGCGAACATCCTCGCGCAGATGATCAAGCGGCGCTCCGAGGGCCTTTCCGATGAAGTGGTCAATCTCGATTACAAGCGCTATGAATCTGGTCAGCTGCTAAAAAATATCGCCCCTGCGTCGATTGAACGCAGAGGCGACAAACTGCATATAGCAGGCGAGGTTATAACAATAGACCGGGCTCTCGTGCCGGACAACATAGCTGATCAGGAGCTCGACTATATACGAGCGCTGTATGAGGTCTTCGCAGAAAAGCTGCACAAGGAGACATTTACCAGTGATGATCTGCCGCTTTTGTCGAAAAGCATGAAGGCAAACTATCGGGAGCAGCGGAAGGCGTATTACAGCGCCGTCAGCATCGAACGCTCCGTGCGGGATGTATTCGATGACGGTGAGAATGAATTCCAAAGACTGAAAGACGACGCGTGGGACGGCATCAACACTACCTATTGGAAGGAATACCCAGATGGCTACGCAAGACTGAATGCTGTGCTGGAGAAGATCACGAGCACTTCACTTGACGGCTCTGTACTTAGCCAGATGCGCAATCTGGTCGGGAATCTTGAAAAGAAAGGCATTTGCCACATTCTGGTGAATGACGGCGTAATCGAATCGTGGGTGACAGTAGATGGCTGACAAGATTTTTAACACGTCGTTTGAGCTTTCGCTTCATATCCTGCTTCTTCTGGATTCCGTCGGCGGCGGATTCACTATCGAACGGATAACAGACTATGATTTCATAGCAGTGTATGCGCCGGACTTTGGATTCAAAGCCGAATCCCTGAATGGCGATAATGGATTCGCATTCAGCGAACTGACTGCAAAGCGCAAGCTCATGAAGGAAGCCATTAAGGATTTGGTGCTCGACGGCCTTGTCACCGCTTTCGACAGCATGGAAGGGATTGTTTATTCGCTTTCCAGTTCAGGTCTTGCCATGAGCAGGAAATTTGAGTCTGAATATGCAACTATGTACAGGAAGGCGATAAAACAGGTTCACAGGCGATACCGGAATAAGTCAGAAGTCGAGCTATCCGGGATCATCAATAAACAGTCTACGAAGGTATTAAGGAGGTAATGGCGTGGCGGGTTTCTATATCAAAAAAGTCATAGCGAATAGCTCCGAAAAAGGCGATGCCAGCGTTACCTTCGGAACAGGTCTGAATATCATTCAGGGCCGCTCCGACAGCGGAAAAACCTGCGTTGCAAACTGCATCGACTTTATCTACGGCGGATCTGTGAGCAAGCCGTTCAAGGATTCGGCAAAATATGACGGCGTGACGATGAGTGTGGCATCAAATGACAAGCCCGGAGAAATAACTCTTCGTCGTAAAGTAGGGAAAAATCAGGTCGACGTCAAAAGCACAATATCCGGAATCGACAGCGGAACTTACGACATTGATTATAGGAAGAATGCCAAGAATCCTCCGCTGAATGATGTGTGGCTCCGGCTCATTGGCATTGTGCCTGAAGTTATGATCGTGACAAATGCACGATTCGAGAAAAAGCGCCTCACCTGGAAGAACCTGCTGAGGGTCTTCTATCTGGATGAAGACCGTGTTGATGACATCGATTCCATTGTAGAACCGAGCCATCGTTATATGGAAAACACTCTTTTCCTGTCGGCGCTTCTATACCTGATTAACGGACGTACATTTACCGAAACAGATGCGCAGGAGAAAAAGGAAATAAAGAAGGCTCGCCGCAAGGCAGTCAAGGACTACGTGAATCAGAAGATTCAAAATGCGACGGACCGGAAGAAAAAACTCGAAGAGGATCTCCACATCTTTGATGGAATAGATGTGGAGGCTCAGATTGCTGAGGCTACGGCGGCACTTGAGGAGACACGGAAAAAGATAGATCATGCGCTGGAGGAAAGTCAGAAGATCCTCGCAGCCATTCTTGATGATGAACAGCAGATCGCAGAATGCAATGTGCTTCTGAACCGATACAAGAAACTCGCGAGTCAGTACAAAGGCGATATTCAGAGGCTCTCTCTTATTGCCGAAGGTGAGGAAGCATACCAGAATGTGCAGCAGCCACTCATCTGTCCATACTGCGACAATCCGGTCAATCCGCGCAAGCGTAAGTCCTACATGCAGTCAGCCCGCATCGCTATGGAGCGAACAATGTCTCAGCTGTCTGGTCTTCAAGAGACCGAAAAGGATGTGGACGACCAGAAGAAAGAAGTACAGGAGGATCTCCGGAAGCTCAAAGAACAACGTGACGCATTGGAATCCAGAATCAAGAAGGAGCTCCGACCACAGGAGTCACAGCAGATGAACATAGTGAATTCTTATAAGGCCTACCTGCGGATTGAAACAGAAATGAACCTCATTGATTCCTATGCAGAGGATTTCGGCAGCGATCTCGATGATCTTGAAAACGAGCAGAAAAACGACACAACGACCGAGTATCATCCGAAGGAATACTTCAGCGACGACTTCGTTCCCACCATGTCGGAATACGCGCAGACGATCCTCAAGGAGTGCCATTACTCTGATCTGTTGAAGGCAACGTTCAACTTCACGAGGTTCGACATCATGGTCAATGGCGAGGATAAGGGGATAAGTCACGGAAAAGGCTACCGTTCGTATCTGAACACGGTAATGATTTTAATGATCAGGAAATACCTGGCCAATTTTGCAAAGTTCGATCCGCACACGTTCATCATCGACACACCGCTACACGGTTTCGACGACGGCGTGGACGAAGGCATGCCGGAAAGCATGCGAGCCGGACTTTACCGGTATTTCATGAACCATCAGGACGAGGGACAGCTCATCATCATAGAAAACCTCGACCACATTCCGAATCTGGACTACGAAGGCAATGGTGCGACAGTCACCACGTTCGAGAAGGTCGATGAGCCGGGCAAACGATATGGGTTCTTAAATGATGTGAAGTAATAAGCGTTGATAGCTTTATAGAAGGGTGAAAGTACGGAGGCAACGATATGCGCTTTAGCTATAACAGATTGTTCAAGCTATTGATCGACAGAAACATAAAAAAGAAACAGCTACGTGAAATGAGCGGAGTCAGTGCCACTTCAATCGCAAAACTAGCCAAAGGCGGCAACGTGAACACTGACGTTCTTCTTCGAATATGTGTAGCCCTTAACTGCGAAGTCTCTGACATTTTGGAGATAGTTGAGGATGAAGAGCCGGCAGCAGAATCAATAAAGAAATCGGGAAACGAGGAGTAATAACAAATGGCGGAAAAGACGAATGCCAATATTGGCTTTGAGAAACAGATATGGGATGCGGCATGCGTTCTGTGGGGACATATCCCGGCGGCAGAATACAGGAAGGTCATCATAGGCCTTATCTTTCTGCGCTACATTTCGGCGGCGTTCGAGGCGCAGTACAAAAAGCTGGTCGAGGATGGCGACGGGTTTGAGGATGATCCGGACGCCTACCTGATGGATAACATCTTCTTCGTTCCGAAGGAGGCTCGCTGGAAGACGATCGCCGCTGCAGCGCACACGCCGGAGATCGGAACAGTCATCGATAAGGCGATGCGCGCTATCGAGGACGACAACAAGAGCCTGAAAGGTGTGCTTCCGAAGAACTACGCCTCGCCAGATCTAGATAAGAAAGTCCTCGGCGATGTCGTAGATATTTTCACCAACAATATTGATATGTCAGATACACGGGCAAGTGAAGACCTGCTTGGGCGCACGTATGAGTACTGCATCGCACAGTTTGCGGAGAAGGAAGGCGTCGGCGGCGGTGAATTCTATACGCCGTCCAGTATCGTTAAAACGTTGGTCGCGATCCTGAAGCCGGAGCCGAATTCCCGCGTCTACGATTGTTGCTGTGGAAGCGGTGGAATGTTTGTACAGAGTGAGCGATTCGTGGAGGGCCACAGCCATAATCGCGGCGTTATTTCCGTGTACGGTCAGGAGGCGAATCCGGACACCTGGAAGATGGCGAAGATGAACATGGCCATTCGTGGAATCGACGCGGACCTCGGGCCATACAATGCGGATACGTTTACGAACGACCTGCATCTGACCTTGAAGGCGGATTACATTCTCGCGAATCCTCCATTTAACTATCATCCGTGGGGGCAGGAGGAACTGAAGGAAGACAAGCGCTGGAAGTACGGACTTCCGCCTGCGGGGAACGCCAACTATGCGTGGATTCAGCACATGATTTTCCATCTTGCGCCGAACGGAAAGATCGGTCTGGTGCTGGCGAACGGCGCTCTTTCCACGCAATCGAGCGGCGAGGGCGAGATTCGCAAGAACATCATCAATGACGATCTGATCGAGGGCATCGTCGCCATGCCGACGCAGCTCTTCTACAGCGTCACAATCCCGGTCACCCTCTGGTTCATCACTAAGAACAAAAAGCAGAAAGGCAAGACAGTCTTCATCGACGCCCGCAAGATGGGCCACATGGTCGATCGCAAGCACCGCGACTTCACCGACGAGGACATCCAGAAGCTGGCGGACACCTTCTCGGCTTTCCAGAACGGAACGCTCGAGGATGTGAAGGGCTTCTGTGCTGTTGCGACCACGCAGGACATTGCGAAGCAGGACTATATTCTGACTCCGGGACGGTATGTCGGTATCGAGGAGCAGGAGGACGACGGCGAGCCGTTCGAGGAGAAAATGACCAGACTGACATCAGAGCTTTCCGATATGTTTGAACGCTCGCATGAACTTGAGGACGAGATTCGTAGAAAGCTGGGGGCGATTGGATATGAACTTTGATGAAAATACATTGTATAATATAAAGACCTCACTTTCCGGAACAAGATGTCCTCTGTTCGATTTGGCTATTTGGAAAAATGGTCTTGCTTTCAAAAAAATTGACTTTTCGGAAGATGGGGTACCGGTAATAAAAATCGCCGAACTTAACAATGGTATAGGATCGAACACCTCCTTTACAAAGGGTGATTATGGTGAAGAAGTACGTTTGCACCAAGGAGATCTGCTCTTTTCGTGGTCTGGTAACCCTCAGACATCTATAGATGTGTATAAATATCAGCTGGATGACGGCTGGTTGAACCAGCACATTTTCAAGGTAACAGCTAATGAAACGATGGTTTCAAAAGACTTTTTGTTCTATTTACTTAAGTATCTTAAACCGCATTTTACGCAGATAGCAACGAATAAGCAAACGACTGGACTCGGCCATGTTACGATTGCAGACTTAAAGCATATGAGTGTAGTGGTTCCAGAGAAGACTATTCAGGATAGGATCGTAGCTGTTGTAAAAACAATTGATGACAAAATTGAGGTGAATAACGAGATAAACAAGAATTTA